GATTACGCTGTGACGAGGCTGCTATTCGCGCTGTTAGCGATGTTGAGTCACGCGGCGCTGGATTCTTGTATGATGACGACGCAAAAATTTGGCGAATAAAGATATTGTTTGAGCGCCATATTATGTACCGGTTGTTAAAAGACAGAAATGGACGTGATAAAGCATTGTCATTTGTCTATGCCAATCCAGATGTGGTCAATACGCGCAGCGGCGGCTATAAGGGCGGTAATGCAGAACACACACGACTTAAAAAAGCGCGCCGCATCGATAAAAAACTAGGCTTGGAGTCAGCAAGCTGGGGCATGTTTCAAATCATGGGCTTTCACTGGGAGCGTCTTGGCTATAAATCTGCCGTTGATTTTGTACTCACACTATCGACAGGCGAACCTGAGCAATTAGAGGCATTTTGTCGCTTTATTGAGACCGATAAGCGCTTGCTCAATGCCATTCGTACTCGTGATTGGGCAGGGTTTGCTGAAGTTTACAATGGCCGGGCGTATAAAAAGAATAAATATGATACCAAGATGCGTGACCGCGCACGGTATTGGGATAAAGAGCTTAGCGCATGATATTTGATGACTCACTACGCTTATTTTTGACCGAAAAGGTGGGGTTTTTTCAAGAGAACCCCGACCGGTTAATTATTAGCGTCGAAAAAGGCTCATTAAAATGGTCTGGGCATGGCTTGAGCCATGTTCAGCAATATCAATTACTCGTAGAAGTCGATGAATGGCCAGAACGCTTAGACGCCAATAGCATCATCATCCCCATCCTTGACTGGTATCAAAACAATCAAGACCCCTTGCCGCCTACTGCACCAAGTCCGGTCACGTTTGAAACGTATGTTTTGAGCAATTATACAACGACCGTCGTCTTTGCCATAAAAGTCGAAGAAATAGTCCGCGTCAGTATCAGTGCCAATGGTGAATACGTTTTTGGTGCGTGTCCACAGCCCAGCCATATTGACGATTTAATCACACCACCTACGGAGATTCTAAAATGAATAAAATTATGATGTTGCTCAGTAGCTTAATACTGTTTTTTCTTTCACTGACCACTGCCAATGCAGCCATCAATATATTTACCGATCATCAGCTAATACATATTGATAATGGCCGCCATGAACTTAGTGCTGATGCTCGAACCGGTAAACTGCCATACCTTGGGCGCATTGGGCTTGAGTATCAACACCCAAATAATCAATATTTAACCTATAGCGTGGCTTATATTCATCGTTCCAATGCTGATTTGCATGAGTATGAATACAGCTATAACGGCGTAAGTATTGGCGTTAAACTGCATAAGTGCATTATTGGTTGCTAAATGAGTGATCTCAATGAATTAGCCTCTGCCCTACCAGAATGGGCAACTGCCATAGCTGCTCAGCTCGATAATAAAGAGCGTAAAAAAATCAATCGCGCCATCGCCGTTGAGCTGCGCGCCGCCAACCGTGAGCGTATCCGTGCGCAAACCGATCCAGACGGCGATGATTTTGTAAAGCCGCTTAAATCGTCAAATAGTCCCATGTTTCGTGAGCTGACAAAAGCGCGTCATCTGAAGTTTAAAGCCACTGACCGCTATGCCCAAATTGGCTTTAAAGGCAGTGCCGCGCGTATTGCTCGCATACATCATGAAGGGCAACGCAGCACCGTGCGACCTGATAGCTCCAAAAAATTCCCCTACCCTGAGCGTCCATTAATCGGTATATCTGGCGCTGATCGTCATATCATTATACGCGTCCTGCGTGAGTCACTAACCACTGACTGAGAACGGCTATTTTTTTGGCGTGTATTGACACAATGCACCCCTTTTGCTTTTGCCTCTAATAGCCGTTATGAGTGACGATAGCGTCATGAACACACTGTCCCCAGAGTCTGAGCGCCGTATCAATAATGTCATTAATTTGGGCATTGTGAGCGCTGTCAACCATACCGATGCCACTTGCCGCGTACAGATTGACGGCAACGAAACCGACTGGCTGCCATTTGGCGCAGCTCGTATGGGCAATGTAAAAATATGGAACCCGCCCAGCGTCGGCGAACAAGTTATGGTGGTTAGTGAAAATGGTGAACTTGATACAGCAATCGTTACGTGTAGCTTTGATTATGACAGTCATCCAATGCCGTCCGCCAACGCCAATAGCATCGAGATGCATTGCAAAGACGGCGCAGTATTCAGCTATGACCACAGCACGCACAAACTAGATGTGAGACTGCCTAATGGCTCAACAACGCACGTCCAAAGCAACGTTATTAACGTATCTGGTGACAACATTACTTTTAATGCTACTAATTTTCGCGTGGCTTGTGATAGCTATGCGATTGATTGTAGCAATTACACATTAAATAGCAGTTCAAACAATCATAACGGCACGATGGTCATTAACGGTATGCCTTATCTCAATCATACACATAATGGCGTCAAGTCTGGTCCATCTAGCACCGGAGGCGTTAATGGCTAGTATCTCTCAATTCAAAGGCATCAACCGCCGCAACGGTCAGACCATCAATAGCCTAGAGCATTTAAAGCAATCACTGCATGACATTTTGACCACACCGATTGGCAGTCGTGTGATGCGACGTGATTACGGCTCAGTGCTGCCATTTCTAGCAGACCAGCCAATGAACGCGCGCACGCTGATGCAGATGCGCGCGGCCATCGTGCATTGTCTAAGTAAGTGGGAACGCCGCGTCACGCCCACAAGCATTTATATCAAGGGCTCTATTTATACTGGCGTTGATATCACAATCGAATACAAAACAAACGATATTGAAGCTGGTCAAAAAATCTCAATCGAGGGGCTGTTTGCATGAGTCAAAAGACATACGAGCAGATTGTCAGTGAGCTGAAAGCTGACTTAATAGCTGCTGACCCAAGCCTTGCACCAACGCTTGCACTCAGTAGTGAGCCGCTGGTCAAACTGATTGAAGTATTTGCTTATCGACTCATTGCGGTGCAAGCGCAAATTAATGCTGCTAAATAGGATCTTTTAAATGCAAAAAACACTATTACCGCCGTCATCGACACCCATTGAGATTGCGCTTGATTTATCTGTCGCGCGTCTATTAGCAGTCATGACCGCGACGCTACCCACACCCACTCAACCCACAACATAGGAGGCATGATGGCTATTGGATTTCACCACGGCATCACCGCCCAAGAGGTGACGCAAGGCATCAAGCCCATGCGTAACTCTGACACAAGCGTGATCGGACTCATTGCGTTTAGTAATGATGCTGATCCGTATAAATACCCACTTGATAAGCCGATGCTATTAGCGGGCATCACACAACAAGACATCAATGATGCTGGCTCCCTTGGCACACTGCGACCAGCGCTTGAGTCGATTCGCGGTGTCACCAATCCTACGGTTGTTGTTTTGCGTCTCAGCTCAATCACGCCAGACAACATCAATAAGATTTTGCTATCGCCGTCGCTATTGGGCGTCACGCCCAAAATCTTAGGCGCGCCTGAGATTGACACCCCAGCCGTCGTGGCTGAGATGATCAAAGTCGCCAAAAAATCACGCGCGTTTATCTATGCGCATCCGCGTGATGATGCTGGTGATTTGCTCACTGATAAGACTGAGATTACCGCATACCGCGATAAGTTCGGTGATCGTGAGCTGATGATCATTGATGGGGAGTGGGATGCGCCGCTTGATGCAAACGCCATTGATGCGCGTGATTTGACTTTTATCTTAGACCTAGATTCGAAAACCAATTTTATCTCATTAATGGATGAGATGGTCAATCAAAACATGGCGGCGCTGCCCGCTTAACTTTTAAATTTCACAAAATTAAGGAATAACGATGGCTAATGAATTAATCACTCGCGAAGATATCGTACGCGGCAAAAAGAACTTTGATGCGTTTGATGGTTATTTAGATGGCTCTGCCTCAGAAAAAGTGACACTTCCAAGCGGTAAAAAGATTAAGACTCGTGCTGGTGTTGAGCAAGAACTTAAAGATTCTTTTTCTGGGACTGTAGCTTTAAAACAGTCTGGCATTGCGCGCGGGCGTGTACCTCTTGCTGAAGATGTTTTTTCAGCAGCATATAATTTCTTGGAAAAGTCCAGCGAAGATTTTGATTTGAATGATATGCCAGCCAACAGTCGTCTACTGTGTTCAAGAACCAATAAGAACTCACCATCAATGATGCCTGATGTATATTTTTTAGCGGAGTCATTTAGTACTTCACCCTATAGTGATAACTGCGTACAGATAGCGAGAGGCACCGCTACTGGCGCATCTTTTATTCGCAGTAAAAACTTAACCCAGACTAACCCATGGTCGGAATGGTCTGGCTTGGGTACGACTGCTGCAAATTATAGTGCCACCACCGCAACATCCGCCAACGCCGTCCTAACTGTGACCGGCGAAATACAGCGTTCAACGTCATCGAAAATCTTCAAAAAAGACATCGAAGATATCAGTATCCCTGACTACCGCGCTGCCCTTAAAGCCGTGCGTCCAGTGTCGTATCGTTCAACCGATGCCACGTCCGACCGCACGGACTGGAGCTGGTACTCATTCATCGCTGAAGAGATTGCGGCTATTGACCCGCGTCTGGCGCAGATGGATAGCGTCGAGTTCTTTGAAGATACTGACGAAGACGGCACGCCATTTATCAACTCTCGTGATTTGCCAGAAGGTGAATATGCGGCTAATGGTATTAATACCAACGGTATCGTCGCGCTGATGGTGCACATCAATCAGCAAATGCTCACAGACATCGAAACGCTAGAATCTGAAAAAACACAGATGAAATCGCGCATGACCAAGCTCGAAAAACGTCTTGACGCGTTAGAGCAGTCAGCACAACCAACCGCCAAATAATTTTCCAGTGAAGCATTAAACGGGCGCGTTCTCGGACGCGCTCCTACTCACTAATTAGGAGCCTAAAATGGCACAATTTACCATCGCTACCGTGCTGGCACTGCGCGCGCATTTAGATGAGACGCATCCAGCAGGATTTGCCAAGTCCATCTCTAACGTGCCAATCCCCGGCATCTTAGGGATTAAAAACCCACGCACATGGGATATCGAAGACCCGAACACTGAGATTGGTTATCTAAACAGCCACGAAGTCACGTCTGTCATCCAGCACAAGGGCTTTCGCCTGTGGGGCAACCGCACGTGCTCATCAGAGCCTGAGTTTGCCTTTGAAGTCGCGACACGTACCGCGCAGTTTTTGCTTGATACCATCATTGCTGGCTGCTTTCCATTTATTGATACGCCCATGACGCCGACCACCGTGCGCGACATCATTGATAGCATCAATGCCAAGCTACGTCAGTTAGTCACCGGCGGTTATCTCATCGGTGCAACATGCTGGTATAACAATGATATGAACAACGCGCAGGACTTGAGCCAAGGCAAGCTGTATATCGATTATGACTATACGCCCGTGCCCGTACTCGAAAACCTATGCCTATCGCAGCGTATCACTGACACTTACCTGATTGACTTTGCTCAATTGGTACAACAAGCGGGGTAACGACATGGCAACACTAAAAGAACATCCAGCAACTATTGTCACGCCACTTGTCCGCTATGCGCTTATTGCGCTTGGCGGCGGTCTCATCAGCAAAGGTTATATTGACCATGCACAGATTGACGCCCTAGCTGGAGCAATGGTGGCTACTGTTACGACGATTTGGATGGTAATGGTAAAACGTAACGCAGCTAAAGGAGCGCGATATTAATGCTACCGCATAAACTAAAGAACTTCTTGTGCCATAAAGGCCAAGGCAAGGCAAAAGAATACCAAGGCAAAGTGACTGAGGTCGAGTTACCAAAGCTACAGCGTAAGCTCGAAGGCTATCGTGGCGGCGGCATGGATGGCGAAGTCAAGATTGACTTGGGTCAAGAGCCGCTTGAGATGACCATCAAAGTGGGCGGTAATGTCGTGGATTTATACCGCGATTATGCCAAGCCTGGTGTCGATACCGTGCCGTTACGTTTCAGCGGCGCTTATCAGCAAGATGACACCTGCGCGGTGCAAGCGGTTGAAGTCTACACCCGTGGTCGTCTTGAAGAGATTGACGCTGGTAGCGCCAAGCTAGGCGATGATACCGAAGAATCATTCAAGTATGCACTGTCCTATTACCGTCTCACGATTGACGATGAAGTCATCATTGAGATCGACTTGCCAAATATGATTTGCCGCGTCGATGGCGAAGACGTACTAGCTGATATTAAACAAGCCATCGGCTTATTTGTATAGTTTCTCTCCCCTGCTCTAGCCCAGCGTTAGAGTAGGTTTTTTTACCCCCTTTACTATTAACCCTTTTTATTTTGAGAATGATTATGAGCGATACAGAATTCAAAACCATTGATTTATCGCAGCCCATCAAACGTGGCGACAAAAAAACCATCGATAGCATCAGCTTACGTAAGCCTAAAGGCGGTGATTTGCGCGGTCTGTCATTGATGCAAGTAGCCCAGAGCGACTATGACACCATCGTACAGCTATTGCCGCGTATCAGTGATCCTGTCATCCACAAAAACGACATCAACGACATGCAAGTCGATGACTTAATGGATGTATCGATGGCGGTTGCTGGTTTTTTTATCAAACAAGAGAAGCCCTCCCCGGTCACAGCCCCATAGCCTACCCTGACCGCATTGATGACTGTATGGCAGATATTGCACTGGTATTTGGTTGGACGCTAGATGACATGCACGATATGCCCATCAATGAGCTAAACGAATGGCGGGAGCGTGCGCGATTACGCCACTCCCCTGATGATTAAAAATATGGTGCCCTCATTCGTGAGGGAACCAAAATAAACAGATAAATAGGCGCATCATGGCAGACTTAAACTTCAAAGCACAGATTGAGCTGTTGGACAAGATGACCGCGCCGATGCGCTCTATCAGCAGCCAAGCCCAGCGCTTAGGCCGTCAGTTCGGTGAGACGGCTCAACAAGCCAAAAAGCTACAAGGTCAGCAGCGTCTGATCGACAGCTTTAAACAACAAAAGCACGCCCTAGCCGAGACCTCAGAGGCCGCGCAGAAGAGCCGTATGCGTTTGGCTGACTTACAACGACAAATGCAAGCCACTACCAACCCAGCAGCCTCACTGGTACGCCAGTTCGAGGCTGCTGGCCGTGAGTCACAGCGCCTCAATACTCGCTTAGACAGTCAGCGTCAGCACTTGCAGCAGCTCAGAGGGCGTTTATCTGAAGCTGGTGTGGATACGCGGCGGCTATCAGATCATGAGCGAGAGCTTGCAAGGCAAATTGAGCGTACCAATCAGCAGTTGGGTGAGCAAAGGCGGCGCATGGGTGAGGTCAGGCGCTTAGAGCAGCAGTCACAGCAAATGCGCGATATGCGCGGTAAGGCGACAGGGCTTGCCGTAGGTGGTGCAGCAGCAGTTTATGCAGGTTCGAGAATCATTCAGCCCGGTCTTGAGTTTGAATCAGAGATGTCACGCGTCCAAGCAGTTACGCGCTTAGATAAAAATAGCGAACAATACAAGATGCTTGAGGCGCAAGCACGGCAACTGGGCGCTACTACAGCATTTACTCAAGCCAATGCCGCACAAGGCCAAAAGTTTTTAGCGATGGCAGGTTTTACGCCTGAATCTATTAAATCAGCTATGCCGGGTATGCTTGATTTAGCGCTAGCGGGTGATATGGACTTGGCATCTACTGCGGACATTGCCTCAAATATCTTGTCTGGTATGAATCTGCAGTCTAGCGAGATGACTAATGTCGCTGATGTGCTAACTGCCGCGTTTACCCGCGCCAACGTCGATGTTGGTATGCTGGGTGAGACGATGAAGTATGCTGCCCCCGGTGCTGCTGGTCTTAATATAAGTCTGCAAGAAGTAGCAGCGATGGCAGGTAAGCTTGGCGATGCTGGTATGCAAGGATCAATGGGCGGTACCGCACTACGTGCCATTATGCTACGCATGGCATCACCACCAAAAAAAGCAGCTGCAGCCATGCAGCAACTTGGTATCAGCGCTACTGATTCTGCTGGCAACTTACGTCCTATGCCAGACATTTTAAAAGATGTCTATGAGCAAACCAAAAACTTAGGCAATGCTGAACAGATGTCATTATTTTCTGATATATCAGGCGTTGAAGCCAGTAACGCCATGAAAGTATTAGTCGATCAAGCCGGTAACGGTGAGCTGCAAAAGATGGTTACCACGCTACAATCTGCAAATGGTGAAGCCGCTAATGTCGCCAATACCATGAGCGACAACACGATGGGCGACTGGGCAGCGACAACCAGCGCGATTGATGCTTTTCGTACTGCTTTATTCGATACTAATGGCGAAGCCTTGCGCGACTTCTTGCAATCAATGACCAAGATTATTCAGCGTATGACTGAGTTTGCCAATGAAAATCCAAAGTTAATGTCAGTACTGGGCAAGCTGTTTGCTACGTTGGCCATTGGCGCTGTGGTGATCGGTGGTATTGGTGCGATTATGCTAACCATCTTAGGACCTATGGCATTATTAAGGGCGTCATTGGTTACGTTAGGACTGCCCACCACATTAGCGCCAATGGCTATGATTGGTGCAGCATTCACTAAGATTAAAACGGTGCTAATGGCATTACGTATTGCCACGCTGTTCAACCCAATTACGTTAGGTATTATGGCGATTGCCGCCGCCGCGCTGTTTATTTACACATATTGGGAGCCAATAAAGGCATTCTTTAGTGGATTGTGGATAGGAATAAGCGATGGATTAGCGCCCATCAAGCAGACGATGACCGAAACATTTGCCGCCTTTAAACCGATTATCGAAGCCTTAAAACCTATTTTTGATGCTCTAGTAGGTACGATTAAAGAGATGGCTACGCCGCTTAACTTCTCAGCTGAAACGATGGCAAAAGTATCAGCCGTAGGCAAGGCGCTTGGTTACGCCATCGGTACGCTGTTATTTATGATGATTGACTTCATTGCCGCTGTGGTACGTGGCTGGGCTTTATTGTTGACCTCTATACCACAGATTATCAGTGATTTATGGAACCTAGCTTGCAGCGCTTGGGACTACGGTATCAATTGGATTGTTAATACTTGGAATAATGCTACTGCCACGATAAATACAGTGCTTAGCCAATGGATAAACAGTGTCAAAGCAGCATGGAGTAGCTTCATTGGCGGCTTAGTAAATGGCGCAACAACTCTATGGACTAATATTAAAAATGCGTTTACTAATGGTGTCACCGCATTAGCCATAGCCGTATCTCAACTATGGACATTTATTAGTACCGCATTTACCAATGGCATCATGGCTGTTATCAACTTCGTCACAGGCTTTGGTGCACGCTTGTTATCAGTCATGCAAGCGGCATGGACAGCGCTGACAAATACTGTTACTCAACTATGGGCACAAATAAAATCTCTATTCAGCGGCGGCATTGGATCATTAATAGCAACGTTACTGAGCTTTAGCCCTGCTGGATTGTTTATTCGTGCTTTTGCCGCCGTATGGCCATATCTATCTGGCTTAACGGCTAAATTCACCCAGTATGGTGCAAACATGCTAGCAGGGCTAAAAAACGGCATTGTCAGTAAGGCACAATCAGTCGTTGACGGTATCAAAAGCGTGGGCAGTCGTATCAAAAGCACCTTTACCGGACTACTAGGGATTCATTCACCCAGCCGTGTATTTGCAAGCTATGGCGGCTTTATGATGCATGGTCTTGCTAACGGTATCACTGGCCTTGCCAAAATGCCCTTCAATGCAATGAGCAAGGTCACCAAGCTGATGGCCAATCATTCCCCCATCAACCTCGACACCATCACAGGCGCGGGGCGCTACATCAAGCGCACTGGCAACAGCAACGACGGTATCATCACCCAGCCTCCAATTAACCTTGACCGCCGCCGCACCGTGTTACCCAATAGCGCGACGATGGGCAGCCGTGGCAGTAGCGCCGCGATGAGCATGGGCGCTATCACCATTAATATCAATGGGGCTACTGACCCACAGACCACTGCACAGATGGTACGTCGTGAGATGGAGCGCTTGCAGCGTGACGCTGACGCACGTTTCCGCAGTCGTTTATCGGATATAGATTAAGGATCAGTTATGTTAGCAAGTCTTGGCTTATTCGTATTTCAGACGCTTGGTACCGCCTTTGACAGTATCGAGCGCCGCTCATCTTATCGTTATGCCACGGGCAATACCGTCGGCATCCGTCCGCGTATGCAGTATCTAGGGCAGGATAATGACAGCATCACCCTACCTGGTATCTTGTACCCAGAGATTACTGACAATCATTTAACCCTAGATATTTTGCGAGATATGGCGGCGACTGGAGAGCTATACGCGCTCATGGATGGGACGGGCTATTACTTTGGTATGTGCTACATCACAGAGATTAGTGAGACACGCACATACTTAAATGCCGATGGCACACCGCGCAAAGTCGAATTTAGTGTGGCGCTCAAGCTACAAGACGACTTGCAGCGGGACAATATCGCCACACTGACCACAGATTATTATTTTTAAGGGTTATATTGACCATGCACTTATTTGCCATAGAAATCGCGGGCATCGACCAAACCATTGAGATTAGCCGCCGCTTAGTCAGTCTATCCATGATGGACAAGCGCGGTCTGGAGTCCGATGAGCTGACACTGACGCTAGATGATACCGATGGTCGGATGCCACTACCGACCGAGGGTAACGCCATACAGCTATGGCTGGGCATGCCCTACAGCGGTGAGCTAGTATATAAAGGTGAATTTACTATTGATGAGGCAGAGCACAGCGGCACGCCTGACCAGATACAGATACGGGCGAAGGCTGCTGATATGAAAAGCACGCTCAAGGCCAAGCGCAGTCAGAGCTATCATGACATTACGCTCAATGACATCGCGGGCAAAGTCGCCGCGCGCCACAGCCTCACACTATCAATAGATGACACCGCCGCCGCGATCACCTTTGAGCATGTGGACCAAACGCGGGAGTCTGATTTAAACCTGCTCACGCGATTGGCCAAGCAAAATGACTTATCTGTCAGTATCAAAAACGCTCATCTGATTATCAAACCCACTGCCAATGGCAAGAGCCCATCCGGTCAGGATTTGGGTGAGATCAGTATCACCCGTGCCAGTGGTGACAGTCACCGCTATCGCCGTGCGGATCGTACCAGTGACTATGA